GAAGCAGCTGGTTTTGAACCAGATGAAGTTCGTCAAATTTTGTGTATTGGCGAAGATGTCGCCTTTCCTGTGGTCAGTGTGAATGCTGATTTGATTGAGTTCTTTGGAACTAATCCTTCTGGACATCCACTTACAGTTGTTATCAATTCGTTGGTGAATGGTCTCTATATGAGATACTGTTACACGATGTTGAATCCTGCACGTTATTGTAGTGATTTTAAGAAGAATGTGCATTTATTCACTTATGGTGATGATAACATCATGGGAGTGTCGAGTTCGACACCATGGTTTAATCACACAGCAGTACAATCTGTTTTGGCCACCATTGGTGTAGAGTATACTATGGCAGATAAATTGTCTAAGTCAGTGCCCTACATCAATATTGCTGATACTTCATTCTTGAAGCGCAGATGGCGTTTTGATAGTGAAGTTAAAGCATGGCTCTGTCCATTGGAGGAAGAGTCAATTCATAAGTCACTCACTACGTGGGTGCCTTCAAAGTCGATTGATATGTACAAGCAAATGGTTGCTGTCATATCGAGCGCAAATTCCGAATATTTCTTTTATGGAAGAGAAGTGTTCGAACACCATCACAAATTCTTTAAGAAAGTTCTTGAAGAAGAACCATATAAGAGTTATGTGATGGAGTCAACTCTCCCAGGGTGGGATAATCTCGTTGAGAGATTTTGGAGAGCATCTAAAGATGTATCCCCCATGCAGGTTGGGTCTTGGCCGGCCCCTCCTGTTCAACAATAGGTCACAGAAAAATATTAATGAAGAAAAAGAAAGTGTTGCGGTGGTCACCGGAAGAACCACCACTTGTCTTATGGGAAAGAGTTACCCATTTGAACATTTCAGTAACTATTCTCAAATGTTTACACTTCAATCTGCGACAATGGAAGACGCAGAGAGTGTCATTACCAACGAAGCCATTGGAAGTTCCACTGTAGTGGAGCAAACAGTGACTTTTGTTGATAATGAAGGAGGTGTGTGTGTTGATGCTCCTTCGAGCACCAACAATGTTGCCCTAGTTGATGGTACAGAAGATATTGGTCTTGGTTCTTTTTTATCGAGACCTACTCTTATTGATACTATGACTTGGACAACATCCAGTGTTATAAGTGTCCTTGACACCATTAAACCCTGGTATTTGTTCCTTAATAATACACAAATTAAAAAGAAAATTGATAATTATGCATTTTTGCGTGGTAACCTTCATGTTAAAGTTGTTTTGAATGGAACACCATTTCAATATGGTATGATGCGAATGAGTTATTCGCCCCTTTTGGGTTTTGTAGGAGACAAAATCACTGTGCCATCACCAATCAATCCTATATTGATTCCGTACTCGCAACAACCAGGTTTTTATTTATATCCGCAGGCTAATGCCGGTGGTGAAATGAAATTACCATTCTTTTTACATAAGAATTGGCTGGATATTACGAGTGCTAGTGAGGTACAGAATATGGGTACACTTAATTTTGTTGTGTATAATCCATTGCGTACTGCAGTGACTGGCGGGACAACCGCAGTCACTTTGCGTGTTTACGCATGGATGTCTGATGTCCAATTAATGGGAGCCACTTCTAAGCTTGTTTTGCAGGCTGATGAATATGGTAAAGGAGCTGTTTCAGCTCCTGCTTCTGCTTTGGCTTCAGTTGCACAAACTTTGAGTCATGTACCCATCATTGGTCGTTTTGCACGAGCCACTGAGATAGGAGCATCTGCTGTATCTAAAATAGCTTCGCTTTTTGGATACACAAATGTTCCTGTTATCAGTGATGTTTGTGGTTTTCAACCAATGAATGCACCAATGATGGCTAGTGCTCATATTGGTACACAAGTGCAAAAATTGGCTTTGGATCCGAAGCAAGAACTTGCTATCGATCCTAGTCCGCATGGTATTGGTAGTGCTGATGAATTGAGTTTATCATATTTGAAGACAAAAGAATCATATTTCAGTACTACTTCATGGTCAACATCTGATGCCGATGGTGAGTTATTATGGAATGCAAGGGTTAATCCTTTTCAGTGTTCTTCAATAGACATTGTTAATTCAGTGTCTGCTTCTGTGGGACGCCAAACATATCACGTACCGTTATCATATGTTGGCTCGATGTTTAAACATTGGCGAGGTGATATTATCATCCGTATGAAAGTGGTTTGCACCAAATTTCATAAGGGTCGTTTGAAAATTTCATACGATCCGCGGGGTGATATTTCCACCACTGATCCAGCTGAGAATGCAGTTTATACTGAGATTTTGGATATTGGTGAAAAAGATGATGTGGAATTACGTATTCCGTATCATCAAGATTTACCATGGTTGAAACTTGATCAAACACTTACTGATAATTGGGCACCAGGCAATGCATTAGCTCCTCGAGCTGGCATTGATAATGGTTGCTTGACTGTTCGTGTTTTGACAGGTCTTACTGCACCAGTCTCAGGTATCGTGAATTTGAATTTTTTCATTCGCGGTGCTGAAAACTTTGAATTTGCTAATCCTGCTGGTCATATTGGGCCAGATGGTACTAATGTTGTTCCAAGTTTTTTCCAGTTGCAAGCTGAGGATTTGACCGATGTAGTTTCATCTCAGATCATGATGGGTACACCTGCGAAAACAGGTGTTGACCGATACGCTCTCAATTTTGGTGAGTGTGTTGGTTCTTTGCGGAATCTTTTGCACAGATATACTGTGCAGGATACAGTTGCCGCTAGTGATTCAAGTACTGGTTCCGGTTTACACTATTATAGGAAAATTTACAAACGAATGCCGTATTCACCTGGATTTCAAGCTTCGTGGCCAGTATCTGCTAATAAAGTTGTTGCAGCTTCAAGTGCTGCCCCGTATGCCTTTAACACTATGCATCCAATTACTTGGACGTCTGGTATGTTTTTAGGGTATCGAGGGAGTATTAATGTGAATACAACTGTGCATTCTGATAAGTATGGTTTTGTTGATGACATTAAGGTGGTACGTACCACCGATACTCTTGCTAACTTTGCAAGTAGTAGATATTTTTTCCTTGCTGATAATGTATCTACAACAGCAACTGCTTCCACCAAATCTTTCTTTTTAGGCCGTAAAACGGCTTTTCGGGATGGTTTGGGTGGTATTGCTGTCACATCTAACAGAACTAATGCCACAGTCAGTTTTAATCTTCCAGATTTCAACAATAGAAACTTTTCTTTGGTTGATCCATCATTTTATGTTTTAGGATCATCCGTTGATGGCACCGATGAACAAGGTGCTATTCTGGAAGTAGTTTTGGCTTCTGTCGATAATACAATTGACAATGCAAGCCGCAACATTACTGTGCAAAGTGCAATTGGAGCAGGAGCAGATTGGACTAATCTGTTTTTCCTGTGCTGTCCAACTGTATTTTACCAGACCGCAGCTCCAACACCTGTTTAGGTGTAACGTCCCCAAAGTTGGGGGCATAGAGGGTGTCTAAGAAAGCTTGACGCTTCACCTTTAATGACAGGCCCAGCCCCATAAAAAAGTTTAGGGGGGTCATGAACAATTTAGCTAAAAACGTACCGTTGTAGTCGGTGCGACGTTTGCAGCCCAAAGCTGAGGGCATAACGATAAAATCCACGTCTGTGGTTGTCTTTCTATTAAGAGTTTTGTACTCAGTGGGCAACCACTGGGGAAATTTTGCTCGGATATGAATTACAACATTTTCACGGGTGTGTTTAGGAATTGC